CAGTCGCCCAAAAACCAAGAGGCGGTGGACTATATTTCAAGAAAACAAAAGGAAACTTGGTCCTCTCATAAGACTCATCAAGTATCGTTGCACCCTCGATCGCTATAATATGACGCCCGTCATTCGCGTTCGGGCCAGATGGCAAATGCCAAGCCTCCACAATCGAGACCGAATCAGAAAGCGACTGGCTATCAAAAGAAACTCCACTCGTTCTCTCAAAATCAATCTGTCCGGCCGACATAATCGCCGCCGCGTGATCCGGATAGTTCTCTAATAAAACTTCTCTTGGCACCACCTTCTCTTGAAATATTTGACGAGGATGCCCGTAAAAAGATTCTTCTTCATCGACCATTATCTCAGAAGGAAAACATCGCTCTACCTCAATCTTATTCCCGGCCCTAAAAACCTTTACGATTCCGTCACCAAAAAGCTCTGAATCGACAAAGATTTTCTGACCAAGCTCGTAAATATCCAACTCGTAAAAGATACCCTTAATGAATTTCTGCAAGGCCTTGGCTTTTAATTGCTGGTCCCAAGCACCACCCTCGGTAAGAAAAGTTGGAATCGGCTTATTCTTAGAAATCCGATTTGCCATAGTGTCGACCATCGTCTTCACAACATTTAAAGAAAGCCTGTCGTTCTGCTTTGACGCCTCGAAACGATGATAAGTCGAAGACGTAAGCCCCAGATGAGGCATATTTCCATACATCCTCAAATTCCTGAGAAGTCTTTCTCTTCTCATCGTCTGATTCATTTTCAAATATCGGAAAGCCGCTATCACGTCTTCGTGTGCGCCTTTTTCGTTATCGGCCTTCCACCAAAACCGTCGAAGGGCACTGCTCTTTGTATAAGTAAAATCTGGCATCTGCTTTAAACTCCCGCCGAATGATAAAGAATGTCTTCATCCTCTTCGTTTTCTATTTCTGTCGTTTTTGTTTCTTCCGTCTCATGCAAGAAGCTCAATTCCGAAAACTCTATTTCTATTCCATCAAGCTTCAGTCTCTTGATTCTATTTTCTTTTGCAAATAGAGCTATCGTTTTAAATTTCTCAATGTCCATCTTCCCACCACGTCCTTTCACTATTTTTTGAATGCCTCTCGGCTTCTAAATTTTCCTGATCAATCATAAACCTCTCGTCATCGTAACCGACCCTCTCTTGCTTCGGCTCATAAACATAATGTTTGGCTTCCCGAAAAGCGTAGAGCGCTGCATCAAAAAGATCGGCCGGCTGACTCCGGTTCTCCAAGCCATCCGGCGCTTTCTGTAAAACCCGTAATTGATGAATCAAGTCCTTTAAAGACTCGTGAACGAAAAGCCGCTCCTGATTAAGGGAATCATTTAAAACCTGAATCGCCGTTAGCTTGTTCTTTTTCTCGGCCGGCTTAATATGAATCCGCTCCCTATAGATTATCTCTTCCGTTATCGATTTTCCTAAGCCGCCCGTGTCTGCAATAACGAATGAATCCGGATACTTTTCTTTTAATCCACGAATCGTTCGAGAGATTTCCGTGATTAACATATGAGAAGCGCCGTGCGCCTCAATCGCATAAACGTTTGGATGCTCGATCGAATATTGAAGGACCACAAAAGCCGTCTGATCGTTCGAGCCATAATCTACTCCAATGATATGCATCGGGTTTTCCATCTCAGGGACGGTATCGACTATGTTTTTATCCGTAAAATGAACCAGCCTGTTTTCAGAATCCTCTATCCAAACACCAAGCCACTCTCTTTGGAGGGTCGCGTTATCACGTCCCCAGGCGTTTTGCTCCATAACACGGCTTAAAATCTCCGGCCCGTTTAAGTGATCGTTATCTAAAATCGTCCAGTGATGACTAGAAAAGTTTCGCTTCCTGTTCGTGCTCCATTCGTACCAATCGCCGGCACTTACAGGGCCAGGAGTTCCAAGTAACCAAAGCGGTCCATTTAAATCTTGGAGGCCGGCATCCAAAACACTAAAAACTAGCTCGTTTAAAAGGGTGGGCCTAAAAGATTGGCACTCATCGACCACCGCCATTCCGTATTTTGGGCCCCTTAACCTAGAGATTAAGTCTTTCTGGTCCGCCCCATAGCAGAAAATCGTCGCCTTGTTCTCGAAGATAATCGAAAGCTTAGTTTCATTTGATTCAAACTTGATTCCGTACTGCCCGAGAAGATCGAGAAGCATCGACCAGATAATCCTCAACGCTGATTCTTTTGTAAGCGCTATGTAGGGATGCTGAATGCCAGGGTTCATGAGTGCTGCCCTGATAAGCCCGTCGGCGGCGACGGTCGTTTTACCCGCACGCCTAGAGCATAATGCGATTTTCCTTTTCGACGGGTCCTTATCGAAGTCTAACTGCTTCTTAAAAAGAATTTCTCCGGGGCCCCTCTCTTTGAATGAGGGGTTAAACCGTCGATTAAACTCGACTAGAACCGCTTTTGCCTGATCCCTATCCAAGACTTATTTCCACAAGTCATCGGCATCTTTTTTTGTTTTTGAAGTCTTAACGGGTTTAACTATGTCGTCGCATACCTCCGCGAACTCGACGTTTCCAGTACCAATGGCCTTCGCGCTATCTCCGTTTCTAATGATAATCATTCCGGATTCCAGGATGATTGAATCGCAATTTTTCTCGATGTCAAAACTCGTTTGCATATTCCGGAAGCCATCCTCCGTAGGGATTGCTCGATGTACTTTTAGTCGTTTGAATTTCATTGGTTGGTTCCTTCCTTCTTTTAAAGAATTCATAGGGATTAAATATCCCGAACTCGTTCAAGATATATTTTGAGGCGTATGTTTCATGAGAATAGAAATAGAGATCGTTCGTATTAATTCCAGTGCTTTCAAGGAGTTGGTTCGCCAATCCAAGTTTTCTAAATATCTGTTTCACGTAGGCATAATGGATTGTCGGAGTTTTTGAGGTTTCAAAAAGAATGTAACCAAAAAGCTGGTCATCATCGTCGATACTTGATGCGACGTTGGCATTGGTCCTCGATATGATTTCTAACGCCACTTCTCTATGGTTTGGATAATAGATTTGGGATGGAATTCCTTTGACGGCGCTAGCCCTCCGGTAGGTCCTTAACCAAGTGTCGATAATAAAATTAAGATGGGCTGGGTTCGCCGGGCTTATCTTGATTTTCATGAACAAAACCATCAATTTCTTCTAAAATTTTGTCGATTTGCTGGTGAACTTCTGTCGAATGGACCTCGATTTGATGAAGCTTGTAGTTTAGGTCACCTAGTTTAGCGGCCAAGTTTGCGTAAGCTTGGTTCTTTTCAGACATCGATTGTGGTTCCTTTCAGTGTTTTCTGGGCGATTTCTGCCTGTTCGATTAGTTGATTGTCATTGAGCTGTGTAAGTTTGTTGATCATGTGCTGGAGGGAACCTCCCTCGTAGGTCAGGTCAATAGACTGGACGGATTTGCCCATAACCCTATCAAGAATTGCATCGAGGGCCTTGGTGTCACCGTCGATCGCTTTTCTAAGGGCGCTAACGATGCATTCGTCGAGAGTTGTTATCTTCCAAGGGGCACCGGTTAGGTTTAGGAGCTCTTCTTTGTCGCTATCCAGCCAGTGAAAGAATTTCCTTTTGTACTCAGCGGATTTCTCACGCATAAGTAGGCGGATATCATAGGTGATATAGTTTTTTCCGAATGGATTTCCTGAGACGCCTTTTTTATAGCATCCCGATTTGTCTCTTTCCGGAACGTAGGTTTGGCGGGTTTGACCTTTATAGATCTCCTTGTCCTCGCTCACGAAGGTTTCCTGATGAAAACTTTGTTTAGGGCTTCTAAGCCTATTTTATGGCACTTTTGGGCTGTCAACGTATATCCCCTCGTCTTTAGTTTGTCAGCGAACTTAGCAATATTAAGGGCTTAGACGCGTAGCATTTGTAAAGGAATATTTTTATGTATACCCCTTGCGTTAACCCCTAAAATCGTATACATTGTATATATGAACGAAATACAAAAAGAATACACAGAGATCTTAACAAACATCGAGCGAGAGGCCTCCAAGGAGGGGAATATTTCGGAGTTAGCTTTATCGGCGCTTTTCAGCATTAGGCGAATTCGAAAGATTTTTGAGAGTTTAGAGGCCCGCTGCATGAAGCTTGTAAAGACGATCATTCCTGCGGGGGTTTACGGGCGATATGAGTTGAACATTGCGGAAGTAAAATACGCGACGCCTAGCATTAGTTACGAAGACCTGACCAATGGGATCAATAGTTACTTTGCAGATGAGGCAGAGGCTATCAAGTTTTCAAAATATTTGGACGAGCAAGGGGTTTTCAACTTCCGAGCATCCACAAAAAGATACTCCGTTAAATTGGTAAAATAAGAGAAATATAATGAATAAACAAGAATTAGAGAAAATCTTAGAACTACATAAACGTTGGATCGATGGAGAGGATGGCGGCGTTAAGGCTGATTTTACAGGTGCCAATT